TGGCGAGCTGGCTGACAAGGAGCGTCCCCTGAGCGCCCACCCGTGCCCTGGAAAGCCCAAGATGCGCCCGCCCGGTTCCGCCCCTGCTACTGCCAACTGAGTGCCCCTCAGCGCGAAGCAGCGCTGCGTTGAACTGAGCGACCATGACGCGCTCCTTGCCGGCAGTGGTTACGCTGACATAGCCAGCGTTTTTCGCGATTTCGGCGTAAGGCAGCTGCTTTTCGAGGCCGGCGTTATAGGCCTGGAGCAGGGCCTCGCCAATCAGCCGTGTTGCAGGCTCGGCCCCTTCTTCGCTTTCACCGCTCTCGTAGTCCGACAGCGCAGAGGCGTATTCATCGCCCTCATCGGGCAAGAAAGGCAACTCATCCATTGTGAGCCCCTCCTGCGCCGTAATGGTGATGTCGCTTTGGCCAGTGATGTGGCTGATGTCTCCGTGGGGAAAATGAGTCTCCGGCTCGGGATCAGAAGCAGGAACAGGAGCGGGGACAAGAACCGGAGCGGGAACAGGGGCGGCTTCAACAGCGGCCTTTGGTGTGCGTCTGACAGGCATTGAACTGGGTGCGAACAAAAAGGATCGTAGCAGATGATCAAGGACGCATCAAGGGGTAAAGCGCATCGAGAGCCATACAATAAACAGGATGCGTGCCAGCCCTAGCGGCCCTTTGATGGTGCAGCAGCAGCCCATTGGCAAACTGGAGCCATCCCTGATCCAAGTCTGCCCGGTTCCACTGGTGCTCGGCAACGCCATCGACAGAGAGCATGAAATTGATGCCCCGCTGCACGCGGAGCCCTCCCCTGACCGCCTCTACGCCCATGGCGTAGCTCCCCTGCTGCATTTGCCAGCCCGAGCGAACTCGGGCGGTTTTTTCTCGCGTTCTGCCGGCCGCCGCATCGACCCTGGCCAAGTGATCGCAAATTCCCCTCAGTATTTCATCTTCAGGAGCGTAATCAACCAGGCGCTGATAGCGCTCTGCAAAGCTCTCCATCTGGTTCGACTTCCAATCGCAACCTGTAAGCACTCCGTCCACTTCGGCGATCAGGTCTGGAGTGAATCCATACACGCCACCAACGTGAATCATTGGCTGCTCAATAATATAAATTTTGCCAATTCTCGGATAAACATGTTTCAGCCATGAACTAAAAATCTTTTCGCTTTCGCTTGATCTGGTCGGCTCCACCCCGTAAATAAGATAGGTTTGAATGTGCCCGTGAACCTCCGTGCCGATCGCGGCTCGTATGTCCCTAACGCGCTCCATAAAATAGTGAGCCCCGGACTCGCTGAGCCCCTTGCGCATTAGGGATCCCTGCCAGGGATCTTTGTCAAAATCTTTGCCGCCGCCCAAATCAATAATGTGCGAGGAAGACGGAACCTCTACCTCTGTCTGGCCTCTCCAAAAATACCTGTGATCCTGTTCGCTGAAAAAAACGCCCCCTTGCGGGGGCAAAAGGCACAATTCGGGCATCAGAAATCCCCAGGAAGTTGCGGATGCTGACCGTGAATGGCTCCAGGGATCGGGGCAGGAGGAACAACCGGCGGAGGCATCAGGTCGGGCGTTGGGGGAGTGTGATGCTGGCCCAAGTGGACCGGCAAAGGCTGAGCCTGGGCGTATCCCTGGGGAGCCTGGGCGTATCCCTGGGGAGCCTGGGCGTATCCCTGGGGAGCCTGGGCGTATCCCTGGGGAGCCTGGGCGTATCCCTGGGGAAACTGCTGATGCTGGACTGGCTGATGCTGGACTGGCTGATGCTGGACTGGCTGATGCTGGACTGGCTGATGCTGGACTGGCTCAACGTACCCCTGGGGAGGCTGCTGAGCGTACTGTTGAGGCGGCTGAGCGTACTGTTGAGGCGGCTGAGGCGGCAAAGGCTGAGCCTGCTGAGCGTACTGCTGAGGCGGAGCCTGCTGAGCCTGCTGCTGAGCGTACTGCTGCCTGGCAGCCGCACTCTGGATACTATCCTCGACGGAGCTGAGATAGCCGCTCAAAATTGGTTTTTGCTTGCCGCCCTGAGATGTGCCCCCCTGCTGTGCATAAAGGGCAAAATCCAGCTTGACACAGGGTTGCCCCCCTGAATCTTGCTGGTATTGGCCAGCATTGAAAGCAGCCAACATTTCCTGAAGTAAGCCGTAAGAAATTTCAACATTGCCCTTGTAATCGGGCTGGTTCGGATTCTTCTTGTTGTTGACCCACAAAGCAGACCTGTTAGGCCGGTAAGTGCGTTGCGATTGCTGCGGAAATTGTGTCACGAGAGGACGGGGAGAGGGTTTACGGCGTAGGCGATAACGCCAGGCTGGGGCGCCTGAGCGAACTGCTGGGAATGAGGCTGAGCAAACTGCTGCGGATGGAGTGGCTGAGCAAACTGCTGGGGATGAGGCACGGGTGACTGACCTTGAGGCTGAGGCGCCCCAAGGCCGGGCAGGGAATGACCAGAAGCAAAAGCAGAAGAATTGCCGACGTTCCCGTCGTCATCTTCTGAGTCTGGGCAAATGTTAAGTAGCGCAAACAAATTGTAGCGCGTCCCTAGCGTGAAAAAACCAGCGACCTTTTGCATTGTAAGCACTTCGCCCGCGATGTCGCCCACAATGGGAAAGTCGCTACTCAGCTCTTCTTCGCCGTCAAGCGTAGACAGCGTGGTCCTGACGAACCACCGGCCGTCGGCGAAACAACCTTGGGTAAAAACCTTTACTCCGTACTCCAAAAGCGGCTCCCTGATCGCCTCCAGTAGCGAAGACAGTTTAAGGTAACGGCTCTTGGTGTACGTGTTCTCAGCGTCTTTCGTAAGGTTCTGGAATTGCGGAGTAGCCGCAGCAATTCGCTCCAAAAGAGAAAGGTTGCCAAGGCCGGTCGAAGAGTGCAGGGCTGGCGCTACGGGCTGAGCAACCATCGGAGGCAGCTGCCCGGTCGGCAAAGATGCCATGGGAGCAGGCGGGTGTTGGTCTGAAGCGGAGCGCGTCATAGGAAGCGGGCGAACAAGAGAAGCGTAGCACAGGGAGGACGGTTTTAAGGGCAAGCGTTGCAAGCTTGGCGCTTTTGCCCAAGCCCTTAATCCGGGAAACGCCCTAGCGCGACAAAAACTGCTGCTCGGCCTTCTCGGCGCCACTCCCCCAGCCCCATGTCAACTAGCTGTTCCATCGCGGTTTTGACGTGAGTAGGTAAAATTTCCTTTCTGTACCTTGCCGGCACGCATTGAGAGACGAAAACTGATGCGCTGCAACCGTTGACGCCTTTGGCGTAAGTGTGGATTCTCCGGTTCAAATCAAAAGATCCGTGCCTAGTCATCTGCGATTCTTGCTGCTCCAGGACTGCATAGCTCTGGAGCAAGTCAACTAATACAGTTGCCCTGGCAAGGGTTTGGCGAGACAGGAACAGCTCGTCTCCGCTCTCCTCTCCAGCCGCAACGCGGCATAGGTGCATGGTCAGGGCAACCTGAAGCACATATCCAAGCCGTTTGCCAAAGACAGCTCGCTGAGACTCTAGAGATACCGCCTGGCTCTTGTCGTAAGTGTCGCGTGACAAAATAGTGAACAACTCGACAGCCTCTCTTTCAAGCCGCAGCACAAGAGGCCTCAGGCCAAGGCAGCGCAGATAAAAGCTTTCCAGGCACTGCCCCGCCATGTGGACAGCAGTAACCTCGTCCGGCGAACGAAAGAAATTAGGCTCGATATATTTGTTTATCAATGGCACTACAAGGCACCTGGCAAACAAGCCGGCGTCGTCACCATATTCCACCATCGTACGAAATACGCCCGGCTGAACACCTCCCAGGAGGGAGTTTTGAACTTTCCCGCTGTTCCCCCTCAGCCGCCGGCCAATGCGCAGCGACGAAGGCACATTGCCGTCGAAAAGACACAAAAATGTTTCTTTGCCGCTGCCTTTGCCGTGAGATTTGTACTCATCAAAGTTTCCAAGAACTCTTTTAATCTCCTCAGAATAGATAAAAGTTGGCAGGCCCTTGGCATGATTGCCAATAAGAATCTCAATCAAAGATTCAGTTGTAAAGTTTTCAACGCAAGTCTCTAGGGGCTTAGGCTCTTCAGGCCTCGCTCCTTTCGCCACTCCAAGATAACGCATGTCATATTCAGCTTTTTCGCTTTTACTAAGAAAATCATAGTGGCTTAGCACAAGACTGAGGCGATCCTTGCATAACTGCCGCATAATGGGGCTCTTCCCGCTCCCGGACGGGCCAGCTAAAAGCAACCAGATCACAGGCTGTTTCACAAACATTCCATCCCCAGCATCGAGCCGGTGGCCAGCTTGAAACACGCCAGCAGCAGTAGTCAGGACCACGGAGGCGGCAATCAGTGGGTCGCACGCCAGGTTCCCGGTCAGCTCTGCTACAGCACCACATATCGACTCCGGCAAATAGTCAGAAAGATTTACGCTTTCTCTTTTAGCCTCAAGCTCTTGTCGCTGGAATATGGCCGATGTCGCGGACAATGCCTCAGACGTGGCCTGGCGATCCTCTGACAGCGAATCCCATATACGCTTGGTGTCGAATACGGAGGCATTGTTGGCGGACGCAATATCCGCGATTGCGGCTTGAATGTTTGCAGCCCCGGTGGGTTCCGTTTCGTAAAAATCCTGCAAATCTTGCTTTATCTTGCCATAGCTGATCCGATTGAGCGGCGCCGGCTTCACGCCGGACGCTGATTTAATAGCTGCTGTTATTAAAAAAGAGAGATTTTCTGCCGGCATGTCGTCAACGCTCCCGCCATCTGGAACGTCATAAATAGACTCAGCCGGAATAACGCAAAATTCAATCTTGGCAAGCTGAGCTGCGGCAGAAAAGGCAACAGCTTTTCTCCTGCCGGCAACATCGTTGTCAGATATAAAGCAAACTTTTTTAATTCCCGCAGCTGCAAGGCCGGCATATCGTGCTCTGCATGAAGCTTCATCCCGCTGGTGGCCGGGATGCGTTATCGCAGCAATGCCATTGGCTCGTAAAATGTCAACGCATTTTTCGCCCTCAACCTCTATGATAAAATTGCTTGAATTTGCCCCAATGGATCCGTAGAATGGCCATATTTCGGGGCCAGCGCTGGACCTCCAGGTACCGCCGGAAAAGAATCCTGCTGAAAAATCTTTTTTCCCGCCCTCAACATAATCATATCTAGTCACCCTCAAATCTTGCCGGTAGTAATACGTGGTAGCAACAGCTTCTCTCTGGCCTTTAACAGCAAATGCTGGCGCAGGTAGGCGCAACGGGCCGCACGATGGCAGGTGGTCGTCAACCTTCTCCTCGTGAACCACAAACACCGCTCCCCGCCCGTCTTCGGAGTCTCCAGTGTAGGCCCATGTTCTGCCCGCAACGTCCATCAACTCCCCGGCCCTCAGGTCGTCAGGCGGCCCCAAGCTCTTGCCTCGATGGCATAGAACCATTTGCTCGTCATCCCTGATCCTGCAGTCCCCATCGCTAGTTCTGCCGCAAATTGGGCACGGGTTACGGCGAGAGGAAGGCTGCCACTTGTGCTGCATGGTAGAATTGTCAGGTTAAAAGTGGTCAACATGGGGCCGGGCGCGTGCGAAGCGCCCAGCCCCTTTTTTTGCGCCGTGGGCGCTGTGCCACTATGGCACACTTGGAAGAGTGTGCCAGTTTCCGCGACTGTCACATTGTAGCGTACATGCTAAGCGCTACAATGGGCTGGCATCGCAAAGGATTCATTGTTGCCTGATTGGTCACAGCTCGAAAGAGCCGGCGTTATCGCCGCGCCGCCCGGAAGAGACAGCGCAGTAAAAAAAGCTGTCGCATGGAGCGCAGAAAAAAGGGCTGCCAAAGAGGCCCCCAAGGCGGCCACCCCCAAAGCAAACGTTCGTAAACCTGCCACACGGAGGCGCAAATGAGCGACACCATTCCTAGCGACCTAAGGCAGGTTTGGGTTCGGGATCCTGAAGGCATGGCGCCACTGCCAGCGCTGCTGGACAGCGAGCACAAGCTATCTGTTTACGATCGAAGAGTCGAAAAGTTTGGCTGGGCTGCTCACGCCTTTTCTAAGGTGAGCCTATTTGACACTTTTGAGGAGTGCCGCGCAGCCATGATCGAAGAAAGCAGCACAATGCTCAAAGAGCAAAACGCTGCCTGCCGCCAGCTCGCTCAGTCTATCGAGCATCTCAAAACCATCCCAGTCTCACCCTTCCCACAGTTCGATGTCATTCCAGAAGTATCAGGATCCCAAAAAGAAGACCAAGCCAAAAGCAAAGAAGCCCAAGGCGAGCGCAAAAAAACAGAAGCCGACCTGAAGCGACCTGCCCCCCGGAAAACCACGGAGGGCCGCTGATGACCAAGGTAACTATCCGCACTACGGAATATCATCGAAAGGCGCAGCGCTGGGAGAACTGCAGGGCGGCGTATTTTCGCAAAACGGGAAAGCCCGAAAACGAGGCAATGTGCCTTGCAATAGCGCAGGAGCACGAAGAAAGCGCTAAGACGGCTTTATGCTGGACGAAGCATCGCGAGGGTAAATTCTCCATACCTGATCCAGTATGAGCAACCCAGCCAAAAACAAGGGCGACCGTGCAGAGCGCGAAGCAGCCGAGCTGCTTTCAAGACTCACTGGTCACACTGCGCGACGCGAGCTGGGGGCCGGCAGGAAGGATGATCAAGGAGACATTGACGGCCTCCCTGATCTGACCGTGCAAGTCGCATTCTGGGCGGACGTATTGTCCGCTATCAGAATCAAGCCTAAGGGGGCGGAACAGCAGAGGATCAATCGCGGAACTCGCTGGGCAATAACAATGGTTCGCTTAAGCAGGGCCGGATTTAGGGTTGTAATGACTCCAGAGCAATTTGCGGCTCTCTATGCGGATGCCAAAAAGGGAGCGTCCATGCCATAAAAGCTGGCCCGCCCAGCAATTCTCTACACTTTTTAATTTTATTGAAATTCCATCATCAAATGACGGACCAATCTCGGCTCTCCTTCGGAGAAATGACGGTTTTTGGCGAGTTGGCCAGAGGTGTTCACCCGGCAGATGAGATTGGGCTGGCCATGGCGCTGGCCCTAGGAAAGCCGGACCCCCCAGCTCCCCCCTTCTCAACCGTGCCGGTTTTCCTGGACGGCCACCACATCGGCCGCGCTGAATGCGTCAGATGGGTTTGGGGCGGCTCGTGCTACCATTTCGTCTCTGTAAGCGAGAAGACAAAATTTTCGGTCTCAAACAAGCAGGAACTGCTCTTTTGCCTTAAAGAGATGCTAGGATTAACGAGTTGACCTTCAAGCGCCATGACGCAATCCAGCAACGGCCTTCAACCGTCTCTTCCCCAAACCCCAGCCCAAGCAGAAGCAGAAAAGATAGCAGCAAGGCTGCTTTATCTTCTCCAGCAAGAAAAGGCTGTTAAAGAAGAAATCTCCAGAATCAGGCAGAGATGTGAGAATCTTTACGGCATTGGCTCATTGGCCGCAAAAACCGATTTGCTCGCGCTGTTCTCGGATGGTTCAACCCAAAGAATCCGGCTGAGCCGATCTCCAGGAGGAACGTATTTCAAGGTAGTCGAGGCAGCCAAGGAGGCCTGGGCGGAAGCGAAGAAAACGCTAGAGCAAAGCTTCCTGGTTGACGGCCGAGCCGAAATGGCAGAAAAAGCCAGTTCCTGGACCGCCAAAGTAGTGAAGAAGTGATGGCACGCGCAAACAATCTCGCAAGTAATCGCAAAAGACTGAATGTTCGATCTCTATGACTATCAGGCCGATATGGCCAGGAGAATGATCGAACACATGAATCAGGGTGGGGCTCCCTGCGGGGAGTCTCCTACTGGTTCTGGCAAAACTGTCATTCTAGCAGAGATCACAAGATACTATCGCTCATACGGCTACAAGGTGATACTTGCAGCGCACAGGAAGAGCATAATTAAGCAAATCGCAGCTTCCTGCCAAAAGCACTGCCAAGAACCCGTAGGGTTTTACGCTGCTAAGTGCATGACGGAAGATATGGGCATCATGGTAACAATGATGCCAACGCTAGCACGGAGACGCAACGCTATTTCGACGTTCCGAAACAGGGTATTCCTTCTTGACGAAGGACACCACCTGGCCGCAAAATCTTATCAAGAGATTATCAGGGAAATACAGCCTAGCTTCTTTGGCATTACAACGGCTACACCTGTAACGCCCACCGGAGCGGGCTTGGGCAAGTTTGGGATTACGAAACTTTTGCTAGGCCTTAAGCCAGCTCAGTTAATCGAAGAAGGAAAGTTGTGCAATTACGAATTATACAGCGGAGATGCGCTAGTAGATACTGAAGGCGTCCCGACAAGCAATGGAGATTTTAACGCAAAAAAACTAGAAGAGCGAATAGTAGAAGTCAACGGAGACTTTGTTAGGGACTTATTGCGCTTTAACCCTGACCTTAAGCCGACTATATCGGTCACGGTCAGCAAAGCTCACGCTTACAAGTTAGCAGAGCAATATAACGAGGCCGGCATAACAGCACGAGTAATTCTTGGCGATAGTTCAGACGGTGAACGAGACAAAGCCTTTAAGGAGTTAAGCGATGGCAGATTGAAGGTAGTTGTTAGCGTCGCGTTGATAGACGAAGGACTAGACATTCCCGAAGCAGTATGTCTACAGCTTATCCGGCCTACCAAGTCTTTAAGGCTATGGAAGCAGCTAATTGGCAGAGTGCTGCGAGCCGACAAAAACAACCCGAACAAGATCGCCATTATCATTGATCATGGTGCCTGCTGGAAATCCTTGCCGCTTCCAGATGACCCAATAAATTGGACGCTCGAAGGGAAAGTCAAATTTCAAGTAAAGTCTTTGTCGAAAAATGAAAGCGGTTTAATTATCTTAAAACCTGAAAAGCCCGCCAACCCGCTGTCCCCAAAGCTAGCCCAAGGCAATAGCACTGAATTGCGCAAGATCACGGGAAAGAGGGGCAAGGCGAAGGAGGCGGCCATGAGGCTTACGCCAGAAGAGCAGAAAGCAACAGCACGACTAAACTGCTGTCGGCGGAACCTTTACCTAGTCGAAGTGAAAGATTTCCCTGCCGCAATCCTAAAGCCATGGGCAAACAACCCTAATGGCCTAAGTTCTAGCGAACGCAGGAGAGTCGAGCGAGCGCTTGGCTTGCCGCTCTACTACTGCGAACGCAACGTCAAAAGTTAATAAATGTTAAGCCCTTGTTTCCGACGCGGCAATTACGCTAGTATTCCATTGTTCGCAACCGCCCCAAATGCGATTTAACTTATGGATCGTCCGAGAAGACGCCGCAATAGTCATCTGCCATGGAAGCCAAGAGGAGATGACGGCGCTTGTCGCAGCAGTGGCGGACACGGCGCTGGCAGTCCTGCCCGACTCCAAAGAACCCTCAGGCTTCCTTGGCTCGCGATTGCCGTTGCAGACATCGTGCTCGCCACTTCCATTAGCGAGCCAACTCTAGCCGCCGCCGCCCTAATCGTCGGGCTTGTCTTGTTAGCCACGAACGTACTACACTAGCCATTACTGGGCAGCGCAAAGCGCGTAAGTCCCAGCATTCCACCGCTGCTCCTTCAATGAACGAAGACCTTTATCAACTTTCCCAGGAAGTGTCAACGGCTTCCAGCCGATACACGTCGGCGCTTTCTGATTTGGCATTTTCCCAGCAAGAAGTATCCAGGACGGAAGACGAAATTTTGACAAAGCGTCGCGAGCTGCAGTATCTTGAGAACCATGTTCTCGCCGTCATGAGGATAGAACTTTGCAAGAAAAAGGCTCACGCAAACCTTTGCAGCTCCATGCTTGAAAAAGCAAAAAAAGAGCTGCAAGAGTTTGCCCAGGAGTCGGAGGAAGATAAAATGGACGACCCCGGTCCTGAGTCGATGACGGCAGGACAGCGGAATGATCCCCGTGTCTACACAGTCTTTGTAGGCCGATTTCATAGGCCGCCGACCTACTGAGACAAAATGGCCTTCCCGTCGCTTCGGTCTTTGCAGCTCCTTTTTCATTACAATCCAATAAACGGAGAAATCAGCTACCTGGTTGACAGGGGGCCAAAAAAGGCCGGCCAACTGGCCGGCTGCACACAAGGCGGTTTCCCTTGCATTTACGTGCAAGGGAAATACTACAAAGCCGTAACTATAGCATGGATGCTGGCACACGGGGAACTAAGCCCGCAGCACATTATGTGCATAGACGGCAACAAAGAAAACTTAAGGCTTTGCAACCTTAAGCCAGCCGACGAACCTGCGCCCTCCCCTCGCCATGCCGGCAGACGTGCTCGGCGGCCGGCATGGCAGAAGAGGGACATCTTCTACGACCGAACATTTGGTCTGTGGATCACCAAATTCCAGGGGGAAATATGCGGAGAGTTTGCAACGCAGAAGGAGGCAATCGCCGCTTGGCGTGCTGCTGCAAAAGACGCGGGCGAACAGGAGCAAAATGCCTAATCTTGTGAAGCCAGGGCTAAGTTCTCGCGACATAAGAACTCGCCGCGTTTTATTTAGGCGCGTGCGAATTGGGCAGATATTTTCTTCATGGAATCGCTGGTATCAAAAAGTAAGTTTCGGGATGGCGGTTAAAGCCGACACTTCCGATCAGGGAAAAATCCGCTTTGCGCAGGGCAAGAGCGTTAATGTCATCGCAGAGGGAAGCGTACTGTCGCGACAAGGATTGACATTTGAAGAATTTATGAGACAGCAAAGCCCTGAAATTTAGGCTAAGCTACCAATGTCCACCAACAACAGGATCCCACATGGCCGCGTTCAATGTCCAACAGCTTTGGAAGGAGTTAAGAGAAAGAGTCAAGACAAACTGGCAATTCCGTCTTTGTTATGACGATCTTTTGTTGAATTTGCTTACAAGGATTGAAAAGCTAGAATCCTACACCGCCGGGTATCGCCGCAATCCTGAGATCGTTCGCGATTCCGAACCAACTTACAAGACCAATTCGCTCAAGCCGATTGCGCAAGCGGATATGACAGGCACGTCTTTTCTCCAAAAAGACGGATCAGTCGTTACCTTATTCGACGAAGAATGTCAGTGCTGGTGCGCTGACGCAAGAAACTTAATACCTTCCTGGGAGTTTCGCCAGCCGCATCCTGAAGATACGCATTTCCTCCCGCGCGACAGCATCGCCTGGCCTATGTCTGAAAGCTCGCTGAGCGAGTTTGGCCCGAACGACATGCCGCTGGGCTGACCACGCGGCCCGCCAGTGCCGCCCCCAATCTGGTCTCCACTTGCATACTTTTCCCCTATGGAACGAAACGACTCTTTCGCAACTGTGATTGCAGATCTTGTGGTGTCTCGCCTCCCGCACCGATGGTCGCGCAGAGGGTGGAATGGCCGGGGCCAATTTATCGCCCGCTGCGTCCCTGACGAGGCCAGCGAAATAACAGTCCCGTTTATCTGCATCAACACGGTTAACTTTGATCGCGTCCCTTGGCTTCCGAGCCAAGGAGACCTTTTCGCCGAAGACTGGTACATCTTCTAATCCACCAAGCCAGCGGGCGGCCTCGCGCTCGCTGGCCATTTCGCCATCCTTTCCCCCTGTTCTCATTTGCACGATTGCGCAGAAAGGCAAAGCCTAAACTCTGCTATGCTTAAAGAGTAAAGCGCTTCTTTCGCAAGCACAGCCATGGTACAAAACGACTTTCCTCTTTTTGGCAGCGAACACTACGAGCTGCTGGCTCAGTTTGAGAGAGACTGCAAGGACCAGATTGGGCGAACCGACAAAGAGCCAAAGGGCATTTGGCACAAAGGCCACATTTACCAAGATGGCGCGACTAACGCCGTCTTCCTCGCCTATCGGAAAGGATATGCTTATGGCAAGGCTGTAGACATATCCTCAGCCAGGGGAGAGTGACGGCGATGGCTCGTACCGCCGCCCTGCTGTTGGTGCTCGCGTTGTTTCTGGTGCCACTGGCGCCAAGAATCGCTGATGTGCACAAAAAAATTGAAAGCTTAGCAGGCGCGAAGGTCGCGCCGTGACGCATTGCGAAAAAGTGCTAAGCGCTTAAAAGGGAAGCGTTGCACGCTCGCTAGTTAGGTGCTATTCTTGCCTTGTTGAAACGACCGGCAGTAGGCCGGATCACCACATGGAATCCAGCACCTCCCCTCAACTGGGATGGCACCACAACGCAGAACCCGCCACACGGCTCCCTGCGCAACTGATCCATACCGCTGCGCAATTCGCAAGCACCGATCCAGACAGGCGGTATATGACTGGGATTCTTGTCAGGCCGGCAGAATGCGGTGTCGGAATCAGGATAGATTCCAGCGATGGTCACAGAGCTTTTCGCGTGACCTGCCCTGACGAAAGATGGTTTTGCCCGTTTCCAATCCTGCTTAAAGCATCAGCTTTCAAAAAGCGCATCCCAAACGCAGGAACTTTCGATATTCTAAATGAAGGATGCGCGAGAATCACGGGCGGGAAGAAGCGCGGAAATGACGAAATCATGTCATTAAATGCAATCGTTAATTGGCTTTGGGAAGGAGAAAGAGACATCGTTTCTTCTACCACTTGCAATCCTGCAAGCCTTTATCCAAACATAGATTATATTTGGCCGTCAAGCTATGGCAGGGATTGCGAAGAGCCGATAACGTTTGACGCTCAGCTTTGCGCTGACTTCTTGAAACAGGTTTGCAACTTTTCGCACAGCAAATGTGTCACTATGCAGCGCAACGGCAAAATCAACCCGTTAATGCTGACGGCGGAAGCAGATGACGGCTATGGCGCTCAAGTTGAGATGAATTTTCTTTTAATGCCCATAGGAAGGCCAGCGCAACAGGTCGAGCGTGTCACGCCTGCTGATGCTTGCGCCAATTCCATAAAGATGCCAGCAGAACAACGCGAAGCGAAGTTTATTCGCTAGTTAGGTGCTATGCTTACCTTGTTCAGTCAACTCACGCATCCATCCCCATGAACACATCTTGCCCCAGGCTTTGCATCCCCACGGTTGGTGGGGTGGTTCACATTGAGCCAGAGGAAATCGCATTTATAGAAACTGTTGGCGAGAAAACAATAGTTGTTACCAAAAATTCAGCGAGAATTACAGTGCTGGCTTCTGCGCTTGACCTGATTGCCCTTATTTGGCAAGGACCACCAACTAATCACGCTCACCGTGCGCAACTGTGGAAGGAATGCGCCGAGGCGTGGGATGAAGCACGCAAAGCTGCTCAAGAGCGGGGAGACCGGCCTAATGTTGTGCTATGCCGAGAATTTCATGCTGCGGCGCTAATGAAACGCGCATCTTTATTGCAAGACCAAGCACAGGGCGGCAGAGATAGCAAAAACAATTACGTTTGGCGTGCAAAAATTGCCCCCTGCTGACAATGCACGAAAAGACCTGCCCTTACTCGCCGTGGACATTCCCATGAACACTTCCGATCCTTTCGCAGCCTGGTCACCTTTCAAGAGCCAGCCACCTCTCCGCCCCAGGGAAAAGCATGACACTGCTAAATTCACCTGGGAGCGTGTCTGCAACGAAGAGCTAGGCGTTGTTTACTGGCGCTTCACGACCGACAATCACTATCACAGTGTAATTGCCCTGGACTTTGACGACCACGATTTTAGGAAAAACGCAGCTATTCTAGTGCGTGGAATGAGGCAATTCCACAAAAGATATGTCAAAGCAAAAAAGAGAAGGCAAGCACATGAAAGATTTAAGGACTGCCTTACAAAAGCTTACGAGCATCTTTTTGTCACCTGCTCTGATTATCGTCACGTTGCTCGCCGACTTACGCCAGCCCAACTAGCCGAGAAAATGATGGACTCACTAGCTGCCGGAAAAGCCATGATCGGCGGGCCAAGCGTCAAAGCAGCCTGTAAGCAGCTAGGGATTCCTTGCACTTGCAAAGGCATTAAGGAATACCTAAACCCTTAGCGCTTCGCTTCGCGATTGACCGGCAAGGAGGAAATTTTCTACGGCTGGAGGGCAACCTTCAGCCGTTTTGCCGCGTTTGGGGGTAAAAGCCTGATTAGGTGGGCTTATGAATTGGGCGTTTTTCGCATGATTTTGCCTGTATTACTTAAAAGCCTTGCGCCGCAATCGTTTTGGGGGAAAAAATCGTATTCATGGATTGTCATGTTTTGGACTGCATTGTCTTAAAAGCCTTGCGCTGGAAGGGAACGGGGGGAAAATCTCTTAAAAAAACACCTTAAAGTGTTTTGAAGGGAAAAAGGGGCAAAAGGGCACAAATTCTCAAAATGAGTCGCATGAGACAGCAAAAGGTGCTAAGAGAGTTTTTTTTAAGACTTTTTCTTAACTCTTCTAGCTCTAGCAGGGCTTTTAGGTGCGTGCAAGAGATTACAGCCCTATCCAGGCCAATAAGGCCAGCCTATCCGCAACCTTTTTCCTTGCCGGTCAGTGTGAGCGTGTGAGTTTTGCGCCTGCGTTTAAGATGCGACCAACTACATAAGCGCCATGAGCGGGGAAATGACGCCCATTCATCTGTTGCCGGATGCTGAGCGCGTATTGCGAGCGCATGGCGCCTGGCACGCGCAATGGGACGCGCAGGAAGTAGAGCCAGATTTGCAAGTGCTAATTCGTTTTGCGTATGACTGCTATTCACGCGCCATGTCACCCGCAGAGGTGACGTGGAAGATGGAAGACGAGTTTCCGAGCCTGCCGGCCACCCTGCTCAAGAAAGCCAGGCGCGGCGCAGAGCGGGCGTTGCGGGCAGCCGAGACAGTCCCGCCCGAGCTTCAGAGGGCGATCGTTGCGGCAGCCCGCCAGCGGGCCATTCAGGGCGCCTTGGCCACTGGCGATTGGGGAATGGCGCTGAAAGGCCTTGAGCGAGCTGGAGAGATCGCTGGGGAGCTGAGGGAGTCTGCCGGCCTGGGAGAGGAAGACCTGATCTTGAGAGTCTCCGTGGAGGACGAGACGGGGTTGGCGCTGCCCGAGGCTCAGTCTCAGCCAGTCTCAGGCGAGACTGAAGACGGTCTCATGCTTGAGACTGCGGAAGTTGAGGCCGGGCCTAATTGAGAACGGTTGCGGCGCAGTGAGTCTCACGCAAGACGGCCATTCATGCGCTTAAATTTTGGGCATTCATGCGTCAGCGTGCATTCATGCGCTACTGTAGGAGGGCATTCATCGGGAAGCATTCATGGCCAAAAACAACCTGTCAACCTTCCCTGAAGGTTCCAAGCTACGAATTGATTATGTCAACGCATCAAAAAACTACTCATACGGCGAGGAATGGTCTTCCCTTAAGGATTGCTGGTGCTGCGAAACGCTAGAGAATGGCAGCATTCAAGCCAGAAAGGGCGATTTATTTAGGATGCTAGCCGAGGATCTTGGCAGATGCGTCGGAAAAGTTTATGTTGACGGCCCGAACGGTTCCGCTGTCCCCATAGGTTGGGTGTTTCAAAAAAGGATGGAATACAGCGATTGTAAGCAAACCTATCTACAGGAGTCGTGGGCTTCCATAGTCTTGCCTAAAGCGTAGGTTGCCACGCAAGCGCACCATTCACACGCTACAATGTGGAAGCATTCATCAGGAAGCATTCATGGCAAAGCGCACCTACGAAGTCATCCGCAAGGCAACAACGTTTACGCAGTTCGGGCCATCGCCCGATACCGTGCTAAGTCGCCATGCTTCGTATGAAACCGCCAAAAAGGCATTTGATAGCGCAAGCGGCAATATCAGGCTAGTTGAAGTGACTGGCACGCAACGCCTCGTTATGGATGCTGCGATGTGCTAAGGCTGCGCCTTGTGTTGCCACATTGTAGCGCATTCATACGCAAGCGCACCATTCATACGCTTCATGCGCTACAATGTGGAAGCATTCATCAGGAAGCATTCATGGCAAAGCAAACTGAAGACTACGAATGGACAGGCAGGTATCTACTCGGCGCTAGGATCGCGTGCGTGATTCGTTTTAGGCCGCCCACAGACCGCAGGCCCCCGCAGTGGGCAGCAACCTTGCGTAGGGGGGCCAGGCCTGATCAGATTTTTCGCGCTACGGTTCCCTATTCTGACGGTCCGCTAGCCGCTGCTATAGCGGTGGCGACTAAAGCCGGTTGCTCACATTGGAAGCCTGAGCACGTTCTCAGCACTGGCAAGGGAGATGACGAATACTGCGTAAGCTTCCGCAGCTCGTAAGGAATTTTAGGGAACTTGCCCTTTCACCGCCTTTTTCGCTTACAATCCAAACGTAAACTCTTTTCTCACCATGGCCAACCTAATTCTCGGCGTAACTATCACGACAAAATACTGTGGAGCTACCGATAGTCGCGACTCGCGCATTATGGCAGTTTACAAACGTGACAGGGACGAAACTTTGCGCTGTTATCGCCCTTATGAAGACGCCATGAGCGCAGAGGAAAATCATCAAGCGACCGCTGAAAAGCTGCTTAGTGAAAAATGGGGGCATAAGCATAATTTGGCGATAATTGCCAGGGGATCAGATAATGATTATTATCACTGGATTGCCGCAAGCAAAAATTTGTATTCTGTATCTATTAACCCATGAAAAAGACAACCGCCTCAGGGCTAAAAATCACTTTCGCGCCATTTTGGCTTGTTTGGGTTGGCCCGTCAGACGGCGGCCCGGAACGGTTCCCCCACATTTTAGTAAATCCAGTAAATAAAAATAACGCCGAACCGCTATCTGAAGCGGAAGCTTTAGACTGTTGGCTACATTCTCGCCTAAATAATTGCACTGCTTCTCCTGAAGCGGAAGAGTATCTAGCGCTGTTAAGGGACCGCTGTTAAATTTTTGCGCGACTGAGAAGCGTCCTTAGTCGCGCAGCGTACTTTGACCTGCTATTATGGGGGAGTTCTACGCAGGGAGCCATCATGCTCAACCGCAAACCCGAAACCCTCAGGACGTGGGATCCCGACCTTTACCGGGATCTGTGGCGCAGCGCAGTAGAAAGAGCAAGGCTAGAGACAGGCGATAGCGAAAGGGCGGGGCGGGAATACGAGAGCGCTAACGCGCTGTACCCTCTTTATGAGCAGACAAAAAAGCCTGCCTTTTCCCCTGACTACCCTGAGCCTATTATCCGCGACACTGACCAGTACGACCGGCTGCGTATTTGCACTAATCGTCACATCGAACTTGCGCTAGGAGACCAGAAACCTTTGCCTATCCCTACTTATCTGGAAAGCTGTATTTATGACGAAGACAAAAATTGGGAAGACAAAGTTTGCGACTGGCTAAAGGCCAATGATGACGAAAATTACGATTATACTTACCACCGTCTTTCACTTTCCGGGGAGAACGATCTTTCCGGCGATACTGAGATTGTCTACTTTGTCAAAGACAATAACAGGGATCAATACTGGCACGGCTGCTATGTAGTGTGGGGGGCAAATGTTTACGACTTATCAGATTGTAACATTGGAGGCTGCGGGATTCTTGACGTTACTATCGACTGGCGCGTTTACACGCTTAGCGATGACGACTTGCCGTCAGAATGCCGCACTGACGAGTATTCTCAGGGTTATTCACGCAACCCTACCGGGAGGCTTGCCAAGGACTTGATAGGTGAGCCTGTTTATCACTGGGGTCACAAGTGTTTCGTGGGAAGACTGACGACTTATCCGCATCCTGTCAAACTATTCCCTGGGGTTTCGTCCTACGGCGCTTAATGCGCTAAGATTCTTTCACTTTTGCACTTTATCGCCATGTCTTCAATGCTTCTCTCGATTAGTCGGTCTCCCATTGTCTCCACCGACACCCTGCGCTCTGATCATTTGTGCTCAGCATTGATAGCTGAGGCTAACAGGTTGGGCATTGCTTTGGAGCGTAGCGTGTGGCAGCCTGCCGCTGCTATAGCGGCACATGGGCAGCATGGCGGAGCTTGCCTGCAATTGCCCTCTAAATTGCAATATATTGCTGGCGGTGTAGTGAATGGTCTCTTTGAAGCGTTAAATTGGGCGGCGCCTGCAGGATGCTCCCTTGGGGCTAGTGAAGGTGACGGAGCTTGTTTCGTGTGGTCTTTAACCATGGAAGCACAAGCGGAAGCGATAAATGGCGATCCCGCTAGTAGGTGGGAAGCTAAGACTTTAACAATCCCTGAGCACTGGATTAGCGCAATAGCAAACGATGATCCCTCAGGCTTGAGCGAAAAGGAGGAATCAGCCTTTGAGGCTTTTTGCAGCGAGGAACTAGCAGAGGGATGGAGTCTTTCGGGACACGAAACAGAGGGGTCTTTCATGGCATGTCACGATGCAAGCAGCTATGGCGTGCTGGCTTGCAATGCGGTTGAAGCGCTTGTTGTACGTCTCAAGGAGTGACAGATTAACAAGCGTAACGGCGCCCATGGCAAGCACACTATGAGCGCCTATAATGAGAAAGCAAATCACCCACTTCTCCATCATGTCCCTAAACAGACAAGCGGCCAAGGAACTTGCACTAACAGGAGGTAGCATCCTAGGAGGGAGCGCACTAGGCGCCCTCGCTTTACTCGCTATCCCGCCCGCGACCTTAGCGGTTGGCTGTGTTGGCTGTGTTGCCCTGGCTTCTGTCGCGATCCCCCTCGCATTTTTGCTCAAGTAAGTGCTAGCCTCTCGCTGCGATCCCGCCCCAATTCTTTATACCGGGGCGGGGTTGCAGTTTACGCACGGGGGCGGGCGGGTGCCCATACCCCCGACACCTCTCCAAGGTATTCTCAAAAAATAATATATCACCCAACAACGACAACGCAACTCTATCGCAAGCAAGGGGGCAGGGGTTCGTTTTCAGTATTTTGCCCTACGCAAATACACACGCTAAAATGCCCAAAAAAAAGCTTCTAAGGATCCGACCCCCTAGAAGCTTCCACCACATGTCCAGGCCAATCCTAGCACACTAGGACCGAGTAAGTGATTTGCGAGAAACCAGCCGTGTTACGCCATTTGGGTCAATAGCGATAACACGCCCCGAAGATGGCAGCACTCCAAAAGCGTAAGGCAGCCTCCAGCCCGTCTCCCCGTCATGTTTGACGGCGGTGTAAGAAATGGGACGATCCATGGTCAGCCGGCTAACGTAATCAGTCTACCAGTTGTCGTGCTCCTCTTCCTTGCCTGAGCTGTCGCCATCTTGACGCAAGACCATTTGGTCGTCATCCTCGCGATCAGATAAGTTAAAGCACTTCGACAGCATAAGAGTTGCAGCAGAATGGAGCACGCCTACAGCGTGCACAGCGGAAAGATCCGTGTTTTTGCATTCTTCGAGAACTCTCCTCAGCAGATCATCTTCGGCCGAGTCGCTGTGCCAAGAGCTTTGCACGGCCTTTGGCACCAAGGGCAACGCAAGATCCCTGCGTTCAGCGTCTTCCCTCAGAACCTCCAGGGCTTCAGCGCATAGCTGTAAGTAGCCAATTTCATTTGCGCCGATTGCGACACTAGACTCGTGGTTTCCGTGCCGAATGCCAGACTCAAGAACAAGTCTCCTGCCCGGACACTCGGCACGCCATTTCAGAGCCCGCTCATGGCCCCATTCCTGCCTCAGCAGCCAGTCGCACACTTCAGGCGGCGGCAAATGGGGGTCGCGCTCATAAGTGGACATGGTGGCAGTTGCGAATGGCTGTCATAGTATAGCTCGCCCTTCGCCGGCCGAGTCTGGACGGCACGCTTTCCTGCCCCTGCTCGCGGCTAAAATCGCCAAAAAATCAAAAAATATAAAAAATTAGTAAATTCGGTGAGAAGTGGCGGCTCCGTTTTCGCCTCTAGTAAGATCAAATTTAGCCTTGACTAAGTATTTGAAAGCATCAAAAGGATGGTCAACGCCTAGTTTCTTGTTTGGCATTCGAGTGCCATCAGCGTAGCCAAGCGTGCGAAAAGACTTGATGAGTTCGCGACAGCAAGGATGTATTTTTGTGTGCACTTCGCCATCCGCAGTCCGCAGGGCTGCATTTACGCCGCGAATGCCGTCAGCAGTGTTGTATGGCGCCTCTGGCGCGATCACGGAAATTCCCGCTTTGCGCAATATCTGATGATCGCTTACTCCAGTGCCTGATGTTTGCTTCCTTTTGCCGGTGGGATCAGGGCACGCATAAATCCGGCGGGCCAGACGATTAGGAGTGAGACCGTAAAGATCGACCAATACCTCTGCCAAATCCCATGTTGTGGCATTTCTAAGTAAAATCTCGTTGAAAATCCGCAGCTCTTTGATTTTGCCATTTTCTTTGATAATGTTAGCGCAAATTGCAGTTAATGGATCATTATTGAAATCAATCCCTACGTAAAGCGGCAAGTTTGGATCGTCTCTAACAGACGAATCCAAGTTGTCCATGGAAAAACAAGAGACAACCAAGCCTGTATTTGAAAGAATTTTAGCCTCATATTCACGCTCAAACGCCTCAGGAGAGAGCGTCCTTCGTGCTCTTTCAATTTCCGCTAACGGGATATTTCCACCCTGCAGTGACGTGTACTCGTAAAGAGTCCATTCTTGTGGATTAAGCTGATCCATCTCCGGGTCAGCCAAGTCTCCTCCCTTCAGTTTCAGAATTAGCTCGTAAAACCATCCTGCAGTGCCCTCAGGGCTAGGCGTAGTTATGAGCAGCGCCCAACCCAAAAGATCAGAAAGTGCCGGATTGATCACCGAGTTCCATGTGTACTCTTGCTGAAAGGCGCACTCATCCATCACGACTCCGCCCAAAGCCGGACCGCGCAAAGCGTCTGGGTCTTCAGAGCCTTTGAGATAAATGACAGAGCCGTTAATAAGGTCAATTCTAAGGTTGGATTCGTTTTTTTTCCTTATCCATCTTTCTGGGATAAGGCTTTTATA